ATGGAACTGGTGCATTAAACCATACGTCTCCTGGTTTTCCTTTTAATAAAGACTATAAAGATAAGGTTGATTTCGTTGGAAAATCCTTTGATAGTGTCTATGACGCCATTATAGATAATAGCTTAGCGGATACCATTGCTATCTTTAATTTAATCCAAAAAGATGAAGTTCGAGCTGTTGCAAAAGACCCACGTTTTATTGTAGCAGCTCCAATCCATCATACTATCGCCTCTAATTGGCTTTTCAACGGTATGCATAAAGATATGCTTTCTCATTGTACCAATACCCATCACCCTTCCGCGCTTGGTTTGAATCAACTTACCCAGTTAGACCCTTTGTATACTGAAATGTTTCACAAAACCGGATTTGGCGGCTCTTATGATATAGACGCCTGTGATAGGTCTATGAGCCATTGGTTTATGGAAAAACTCGCTCAACTTCTCAAGAAACACGTCCCGAAGCATAAACATATTATTTTCGATTGGGTAATTGACAACGTTATTTATACTGTCGTTAAAACCCCTGACGGTAAATTACGTCTCGTCAAATCTGAGAATAAATCTGGTTGGGCTGGAACTTCTGACTGGAATACTTTATTTGCTGCTTGGAGATTTATTAAAAGCTGGGTTCTTGAATGTATCAAACAACGACCTAATTTCGTTCCTCAGTTAGAATCTAATCCGACTCGTGTATTTCGAGAACATCATATTTTGAAAGTTGCTGGCGACGATTTAGTTTACTCCTACCTCAAAACTATTGTTGATAAGAACTTTATCCGATTAACTAGATCTTCTTTCAAACATCCGCATTTTTCCGTTACCTGGGATAATCCAGAATCTGACGGTTATACTCCTGTGGTTTTTACCACATTTTTGTCTATGAGGCCAACTCTTATGAGAGAGCGTGCCTCCGGCATTTACAAAGCCAACTACTGCCTTGTTCACTGTAAACCTGAACGTCCATTTATTAAGATGTTCTATAGGCGTAAAGATTGTGAACCTTTCGTCCTAATAAATAAGATTAACACTTTTATCTCTTTCATGTATTATCATGCTACTTGGAGATCTGCTCTTGAGTTGGTTATTCGATATATTATACACGATAACCCTGACTTAGCACATCGTTTTTTT